AAAACAAGAACTTAATTTAATTAAAACCAGTAAACAACAAGAACAAATATCTTTAGCACAGCAAGAACTAAATTCATTTGCTAATGCTAAAAATGAAAGTGGAGACTTGAAATATCCTTATTTTGAAAGGGTAAGGGTGAAAATGGGGATTTTCTTTGATGAGAAATCGCCATTATTTAATCCTAGTATCTCAATGGAAGAAGCGTATAATGAGGCAATCTTGTTAGACAAAGAACTTCGTACATTAAGAGATCAAGATATTTTAAGTAAGGCAGAATTGAAACGAAAAGAACAAATTGAGAAAGCTAAAAAACAAAAAAGACAATCAATTAACTCTTCTAGTATTAAAACCGTTGGAAACGATCCATATAAAAACCTTGAGAAAATTGTTGCTGATTTTGGTTATTAAACTTGTTAGATGTTAATTAAAGACATTTAATAAATAAATAAAATGACAAATCCAAATTCAACCACAGGACAGTTATTAACCACTACTCTTAATAACTATAAAAATCAGATTACTGATAATATCCTTAACAACCACCCTTTGCTTGTAAAATTAAAAGAAAAAGGGAATATTGTTAAAACTTCCGGCGGTGCTTCTTTTCAAGAAAAGATTAGCTACGCTTCAAACGGTACGGTCCAATTTCAAGGTGAATATGACACTTATGATACAACTCCTGCCGATGTTTTAACCACAGCCGAGTTTACTCAAAAAATCTTGACTGGTACAGCTACTATGTCAGATTTAGAAATGGCTCAAAACTCTGGAAAAGAGAGAATTGTTTCTTTATTAGCTTCTAAGATGAAAGTTTTAGAATCTTCTTTAAAAAACCAACTAGGTACTTCTATTTACGCAGATGGAACTGGTTCAGGTGGAAAAGATATTGGTGGTTTACAGCTTTTAATCGCTGACGCTCCGACTTCTGGTACTGTTGGAGGTATTGATAGGGCGACTTATTCAGTATGGAGAAACCAATTATATGATTTTTCTGTTGAGACAGTTACGGCTTCCGCTACTACTATTCAGGGCGCTATGAATACTCTATATTCTCGTTGTCAAGTACAACAAGGCGAATTACCTGATCTTATTGCTGCTGATAGTGTTTACTTCGCTTTTTATGAAAGCTCCTTACAGACTATTCAAAGGCTTACAGATTCAAGCAAAGGTAAATTAGGTTTCAATATGTTAGCATATAAAAATGCTGAGGTATTTTATGACCCAGAAAGCCCTGCTTCTCATATGTATTTCATTAACTCTGATCATGTTTTCTTAAAACATTTAGGAAAAGATTTGTTTAATGTTGGTGAAGCTAAAACCCCGGTAAATCAAGGTGTTTGGGTAACCCCGATGACTGCAATGTTAAATATGACAATTGACAATGCAAGAGTACATGGCGTTATGATCGCTTAATATTAATTTAAAACTATAAATAAAATGTCTGATTTTAAAAATGTTGGATCACAGATCTACAATCAAGCAATTAATGAAACTTCAACTACCCAAAAAGCTCCGCTAGGAACTACTATTAGGGCTGTTGATATTGCTGTAACTGCTTATGGCGAAGGCGAATTTGTTTACGCAATTGGCGTCGCCTCTACTGTCGTTGGTTCAGTAGCTCTTATCAATGCTGATTCCTTCCAAACTTCTTTAGCTGTTGCTGGCAATAGAGGGCAAATTGGTTTAGCTATGTCTATTAATGTAGCTGGATCATATGGTTGGTATCAAGTAAAAGGTAAAGGTGTTGCAAAAGTACTAGCGAGTTTTGCTGATAATGCTATTTGTTACCTTACTGCAACCGATGGCTCTATTGATGATGCTGTTGTTACTGGTGATGTAATTACTGGTATGAAAGGAGCATCTGCAATTGATACCCCATCAACTGGTTTAGCTGAAATTGAGCTTGATTATCCACAAGCTTCAGGTGCTACTCTTGGCGATTTAGGTATTACTTCAACCGCTGCCGAGCTTAATATCCTAGACGGTGTTACTTCAACAACCGCTGAACTTAACATTTTAGACGGCGTTACTTCAACAACCGCTGAACTTAATATCTTAGATGGTGTTACGGCGACAGCTGCTGAAATCAATTTAGCTTGTGACGAATCGGCTAATACTGAAATTGTTACAACAACTAATGTATTAACTGCTGCTGAAAGTGGAAAAACACTAATTCTTAATAGTGCTACAGCCTTCGTTACTACATTACCAGCCGTTGCCGCAGGACTTAGATTTAATTTCTATTGTGGTGCTACTGGAGTAACTGGTGGAAACCATACTATCGTACCAGATGGGGCGAATGACGATACTATTTATGGTTCGGCTGAAGTAGCTGGTGCTGTTGTTGCAGCTTCCGCTGAAGGTAGTATTAACTTGATTGCTGATAAGTTTATCGCAGGAGATCATCTTAGTCTCTTCTGTGATGGAACTAATTGGTATGTTCAAGGGTCGGCAGTGACTTCTGCTGGTGTTACCTTTACTACTTAATTTTTAAGTATTTTACTAGAGGGGGTGTAAAAACCCCCTTTTTATTAATTAAAAAAATGAATTATGACAAATCTCGTGTTAGAAGTAAGACCCGATCAGTTAGTAAGTTACAATAGCCAATTAGTCGCTTTCTATGATTTTATTAAAAAAATTGCTAAGATAGATGATAATGGCGATAAAATACTAGATTCCAAAGGGAATGTTGAGTTAGTAGATAAAGTTGAATTATTTATTCATATCCAAAATAGTGAAGACCGTTACGCAGTAGTTAAAAGAAAAGCTGGATTTAGAAGAGTTAAAAATAAATTTGGTGATACTGATATAGTTGAAGAAGTTAAATTATATAAAAGAGCCTATGATACTTATTTAAGCTTTAAAAATAGAGGTGGAGTAATTGATGTAGAAAAAGAGGCTTTAAGAAAAGAAGTTACTGAACTAAGAAATGCAGCTAGGGAAGAAAAACCAGCTGTAATTGAAGGTGAAGTTACTAAAACCAATAAAAGTGCAAAAGACTTAAAAAATGAGTTGGACGCTAAGGGGATTGAATATAAAGGGAATGCTTCAAAAGAAGCATTACAAGAATTATTAGCTAATCAATAATGACTCTATTAACTACTGCACAAGATATCCTAAGACAAACTAAGAGTGCTGAGATTCCAACGGCTATTATTGGAAATAATAGTGATGCAGCGAAACAAGTTTTAGAAGCTTTAAAATTGGCGGTAGTTGATGTATCAAGGGCTTATGATTGGCAACAATTACAAAAGGAAGCTTCATTCAATAGTGTAGCCTCTACAGAAGGCTATAACTTAGCAAGCGATTTTGATCGTATTATTAATAAAACTTTTTGGAACACAACAAACAATAGGATTTGTTTAGGCCCTAAAAATCCACAAGATTGGAGATATTTAAAAAATAGTACTATTGGTGGCGGTGCAGTAAATGATTATTTTAGACTAAGAGATGGTCAAATTTTACTCTTCCCGATTCCTAGTTCAGTTAATGGTTATATTTATGAATATATTACTAATCTTATTGTTGAAGATTCTGGTGGAACTGGCCAAACTGGATGGCAAGCTGATGCCGATGTGTCGGTAGTAGATGAGTATTTATTAAAATTAAATGCAATTTGGCGTTTACTTAAAATGCAAGGTAGACCTTATGGGGAGGAACAGAGAGAATTTGACTTAGCTTTAAATGAAAGAACCTCTAGAAATGGAGGAAAAGAGACTATTTATCATTATACTACAACAACACCAAACTCTTGGCCTGATGTAGTTACACCAGTATAAAATATGGTTTTATATCTACAAAGACAATATCAAGGATTAGCACAAGAAAGGAATGGGCAAGCTTTGCGACAAAATATACCTGCACCATTTGGAGGATTAAATACTAGGGATGCAGAAAGTGCAATGCCGGCTACTGATGCGGTTATGATGAAAAATTGGTTTCCCGGTCAAGGTTCAGTATCCACAAGAAAAGGGTTTACAGAATACGCAACAGGCTTAAGCGGTCAAGTTGAAACTATTATGGAGTTCAATGCTTTATTGGTTAGAAAAATGCTTTGTGCTAATGATGTAGAAATTAATGATGTTACAGATCCATCTAGTATTTCAAATCTAGGAACTGGATATACTAATGCAAGATGGCAATGGGCAAATTTTAATGGCAATATGTTAATGGTGAATGGTGCTGATACTCCCCAAGTATTTGATGGCTCTAGTCTTGCTAATAGCACAATTTCAGGAAGCGGTTTAACCCCTTCCGATTTAGACGGGGTTAACATTCATAAAAATAGGGTTTATGCTTGGGATTCGTCTACTCAAGATTTTTGGTATGGAGCAACTAATGCAATAGGAGGGACTTTTACCAAATTCCCTCTTTCAAGAGTCGCTGCCTTCGGTGGTAACTTAGTAGCAATGGCAACTTGGAATCATGACGGTGGGGCTGGTGTTGATGATTACGCATTATTCATAATGTCTAGTGGTGATGTTGCTTTATATGATGGAAGCGACCCGGGCGACGCTTCTGATTGGGGTTTAATAGGAATTTATAAAATAGGGGCACCATTATCAATAAGAGGAATTAAAAAGGTTGGTGGTGATGTGGTAATACAAACAGATCAAGATTTTGTTTTCTTTTCTCAAGTATTCAAAAGTGGCGGTTTAAAACTATCAGATCATAAACTTTCTGGTGCTGCTAATCAAGCAGTTAATAGTTACGCCTCTAATTATGGGTGGGAGGTTGCTTTATATCCTAAGGCTTCCAATGGATCTTGGATTATCTTTAATATTCCTATTGCAACTAATGTCACTTATGAGCAATATATAATTAATACCATCACAGGGGCAGGAACTAAATTTACAGGAATGAATGCTTCTACTTGGGGACTGTATGATAACAATCTTTATTTTGGCGGAGCTGGTGTTATCTACCAAGCCGATGATGGTTTAAATGATAATGGTAATTTTATTGAATGTGATATACAAAGTGCATATTCAGATTTAGGAAGTCCACAAGAGAAAGTGATGAACTCTTTTAGGAATACTATTAAAGTTGACGGTAATGTTGCTTTAAATACTATTGTTAGTTTTGATTATGGTCAAAAAGAGACAAACCAAAACATAGTATCAACAGTAAGCTCGGGTACGCAATGGGATGCTGGACAATGGGATTCTTTTCAATGGGCTTCGGAGAATAGAACAAGAAATGAATTAATAATTTCGTCAGGCGAGGGCGTAGCCCTTGGTATGAGGATAAAAACAAGTTTAAAAGGTCAGCAAATATTTTGGTATAGAACTGATTATAGCGTTAATGTAAATAACATAATATAATATGGGATTTTTAAGTAAAGTAACTAAACCAATAACTAAACCATTTAGCGGGGATAGTGTAGGTAATTTAACCCAAATACTTGGTGCAAGTGATCCTATAGCAAGTAAACTTACTGATAGAGTGCTTCTTGAATTTGACAAAGGTAAAGGGTCAAACAGTAGCACCCCTATGACGCCCGAGGAGATAACAACAGCTAATCTATTTCAAAGTCTTACTAATGAACAAAAAAAGGATTTATTGTTAAATAATCCAAATATTGTTACGCCACAAGGCTCCCAAATATATAATCCCCATACCAATACTCTTTCACTAAACGAAAGTGATTTTACCAAACAAGAGCGACTAAGACAAGAAAGTATTGCAGGATTGTTGTCTGGTCAATTAGGGCAAGATATGCCTTTACCTTCAACAGATCCCTCCGCTAGGTTTGAAGAGGCTAGAAAGCTTCTAGAACCACAATTTAGACAAGATAGAGAAAGGATTCAACAACAATTAGCTAATTCTGGTTTACCTATTGGCAGCGAAGCTTATAATGAAGAGTTAAATAGATTGGAGCAATCTCAAGGAGCACAATTACAAATTGCCGCAAGAGAATCAGTAGCAACTAGTGAAGCACAAAGAGCCGCTAGGTTTAATGAAATATCGGCATTACTTGGCAGAACTCAGGTTGGAGCTGGTGCAAGTTTTGGACAATTTAATACTAATTTTAGCGGATTAGATTTATTCGGGGCTGAACAATCGGCTTTACAAAGACAATTTCAAGCACAGCAAAATTCTAAGGATAGAAGCGCAGCACAAAGGGGGGCTTTGATTGGTGCATTTGGTTCGCTTGGTGGAGCTGCCGCTGGTGCTGCATTATCAGACATAACTTTAAAAGAAAATATAGAAGAGGTAGGTAAATCAGAAAATGGTTTGACTATCTATCATTTTGATTATATTAATAAAGAATATGGTGAAGGTCGTTTTGAAGGTGTAATGGCACAGGATATTTTAAAATCAGCGGATATCGTATTTATCAGTGGCGGGGACGTAGACAGGGGAATACGCGTATTGCGGGAAAAGAATATGATTGATTTTCTGACGGGGCTATATCAGCAGGGAAAACTATTTTTTGGCACCTCGGCAGGGGCTATCATGCTGGCAAAAGAGTGAAATATTCTTCAGGATTAAATTCAATGACTCCATTTTCCCGTTCTTTGATCCCTGACGTTTGATCCGATAA